GCGACAATCTGCCAGAAGCCATCAATGTACTTGTAGTACAGATAACCGGAGTTAGATTTCAGGATGTAGTCGACATCTTCTTCGCCAACTTCGGGCAGAGCATCGACAACAACGGTGGAAGAGCCACCGAAGACATCCCATGTGTGGTTGCCAACAGAGTCAGTGATATACCAATACTTATCGTAACCATTGCCATTCTCCTTCGGAACAAGGTAGAAAGTATTGCTTTCACCAGCAGCGGGAAGTTCATCCACGATTAGAATTTCGAAAGCATCGTAGTCTGCCAGCATGGCTGCAGTATAGTTCCGAGACATGGTAACGGCACCACGCACAGCATCTCCAAGCTTACTGAACTTCATTGTATCAGACAGGACATATGCGTCAGCGATTTCCTGCTTGACTTCATCCAGCTTCGCAGAAACAAGGTCCGCACGGCCTTGTGCATAAGAGTATATATCGACCTTTAGACCCTGCGGGTCATACACATTGGGCTGCATAGCAGAGTCAGCCTTATCCAAAGTTGCTTCGACACTGGCATCGACCTTCTGTCGAGAGATACTGCCATCCTTGATGGTCATGTTAGCTAGTTCGCCGCTCTGCAGATATGTCGCCATTTCTTCTGCAACTGCCTCGTTAATTAGAGACTTGACAACCTCGTTGCTTGCCAACTGCTTCAACTGCAGGTCAATGGCATCGACCTGAGACTGGTCGGCTTTCAACTTGACAGCATTTTCAAGCTCGTTCTCCTTGGCTTTAGCACGAGTAATCTCAGAAGTCAAATTGGTCTGTTCGGCCTTGCGATTCATTTGTGCCTGCAAATCGTTAATGTTGCCCTGCAGGTCAGCAACACTTTGTCCATTCCAGGAATCAAGGGCATTAACCCTCGCAACAAGCTGGTCATACAGAGACTGAGAAATCTCAGTGCTGGTTGCGTCAGAGACCAGAATGTTCTTGTCAACTTTCAGAGTCAGATAGTTGGTTGTGCCTATTACAGTATCACCGGTTCCGTAGAGCATCAGCGTGCAAGTGCCCATGCCGATTTCGGCAGGCAAGAACACAGAGTTCTCTTCGTCCAGATACTGATTGTACGCAACGCCACCCTGTCTGAACTGCGCAAATGTCATCAGACCGTCCCAATCATCAGTGAGATTGAATCTGAACTTTACGAAGTTTTGTGAGCCAGCCACGATGCCATCCATTGTGGATGATACATACATTTTCTGGCCGACCACATTTACGAGTATGCTCATTTGCGTTCCTCCAATCCTTGTTAATTCTTACTATGCCGTTCGTTTCCAGGCATAGACACCGCTTATTCCGGTTGTGACACTAGACCAAGTGCCAACGCCAGACACGGCGGCAGGTAGTGTACTACTGCTGTGCATATAAACAGCACCGACAGGGTACATAATATCCAGAATGTTGACATTGCTGAGCATCAGCGCAACATTCACATTAAAGTCGTTTTCACCCCAATCAAAAACGGGGACACCTTTCTGAACTTCGACGGTTTTGGTCACAGTGGACAGAACATGGTTCGTTCCATTAACAGTGGCTCCATCTCTAGCCCTAACCTGGAATACATAACTCTGCTTGTAGTCAAAATCTTCACCGAGTGATAGGTTTGATACAGTGTATTTGGAAGAGCCCATCGCAATCTTTGATGATGGAATGGTCTTCCACGAACCGTAACTTCCATCGGTTGTCTTATACCGATAATCCAAGGTTAGTGTGTTTGATGCCGCACCAAAAGAGCCCCGGTATAGTGCGCCGGACACAGACATCACAATACTGCTTCCAGTAGGCGTCGGTCTTGAGATTATAGGAGAACAGGTTAGCTCCACATAACTCACAACCGTAGGAGATACTGTTTTGGTTGTTGAATAACCACGAGAGTCCGTCGCATCAAAAGCGTATGATGTATATGATGCGTTGCTATATGTCTTTTCTGCAGTGACAACGCCGTTTGAACCGGTAGTTCCAGTTACAGCTGTTTCACGAATCCTCACCGTAGAGATTGAGGAAGAATTCTTGGGGGTTGCAGTTATCGTACACTTTGGGTTTGACCGATAGCGAATCAGCGTAGAAGAATTGCCGGTCAAAGCAATCGTTGTGGAATCTGTGTCCACAACTGTTCCAGACACTGTTGGAGAACCTGTTGCTGTTGCAGTAAAGGTACAAGTTGTTGCGTTACCTAAAACAGTCGTACTACTAGAACTGCTGTAAGTTCTACAGGTAATCGTACAGGTGCCAGTTTTGGCATTTGGGATTTTTGCATAAAAAGTTGTCGGCACAGTGAAGGCGACACTTGCTGCGCTGAACTTCGTTTCTGTACTTTGAACACCGCCAGAGCTTGTGATATACCCGCTCAATCCTCCAAATGAATACTGCAAACTATGGTAATATCCAGAGTTATATTTCGTAACAGTGATTGTGGATACACTGCCTATGTTCGCATTTGTTGCTCCCACAGCAGACGCCAACACTTGAGCCGTAGATGCTACGGCTACATTTGCAGCAACGGTATGTGTATTGCCAGAAGTAAACGCAGAACCATTAACCGTTGTGGTCAACAGTCGATAGTTTGTGCTCGGCGAAAAAGTAATCTTCAGCTTGTCGCCGTAATACAGTCTTGTCCCGGCAGAAATATTGCCTGTGCCAGCATAACCAGAGGATGTCCGATTAACAGTGATTGAGCTTCCTGTACCGGCAGAAATTGACAATGTGTATGTGGTAATCGCTGTAAGGTCAACAGACTTTGAACCAGTGCAACCCCATCCACTACCACCATCATCACCATTGACGGTGTAAAAATAGCAACGAGAGAAGCGGTTACCTGCGACTTCAATAGTGATACTCTTTTTGCCATCTGCGTCATGGACAACATCTACGCTACCAGTCGCAACAGCACCGCCGCTTTTCTTAATTGTCGACCACGAATTCAATGAACCGGCTCTACAGTTGTGGTCGCCAAGATTGGAATTCATTGTGATAACGGGTGTTCCGTTTACTTTAATAATTCCATCGGGGTAGTATGTAAAACCGTACCAACCTGTCGACTTAAACTCCACGGAGGAGATAGTAACAGTGGATTTGTTGGTACTTGCATCGTATGTCTCAGCCCAGTTAACACGCAACTTAAACAGGCTGGAAGTACAATCTAATTCAAATGAACTAGAGAGTCCTGTTGCCATTATTCATCCTCCTTTACTCCAGAGTTATATGGAAACAAGCGGTACGGTTGGCCTCTGTACCGTTGTCATAATTCTCGAAACGGCTATTATCGCCGATAATAAGGAACTGACGAGAACGCAGATTTAAGGCATCAACGCCATCGGTGTCTGCTGTCAAAATAGGAATACTTTCATCACCAGAGATTCTGGAAACTTGCATACCTTCATTATTCAGTTTGTTCTCGATGTCCTTACCAGTTTCATAAATTGTCAAACCTTCTGCATTGAAGGTAAACCCGGTCGTGGTGGTAACTTCTGAAACACCACGGTCTGCAAGCTCCTGGATAGTGATACTAATCTCATTATTGGTTTGCTTGATTTTGGTGATTTCATCATTGACATCACCTATAGCCGCTTCAATCTTATCGTCCATTACAGTAAAGGCATCATTTCCGTCATTGTTCAAAATTCGGAGATTATTGCCCAAAATAATGTCACCAATGATAATCTCAGCGTTAATACCATATGCAGATTCTTTATCGCCGAACAGAAGCTCGCCAATGGCTACTTTGCAAGACTCCCAAGCATCATCGGTAAAAACTAGATTTTTACCAGTTAGCTTAACCTGTCTGGGGTCATAAACACCACTTTCAAGTAACTTCCTGCCAGTGTAGCCAGAGCCGTCAATGACAACCTCTTCGCCGGTGGATGCTAGAGCTTGTCCCATCGTCAGGTTGCGGGAAGTCTGTAGTGCCTCCTTCATGGAGTTGAACTCACCGCTCTTGATGGGGTAGAGAATTTCCTTGATATATGCAAGTGTGTTAGCAGACTTGGTAATCTTGCCAAGCACATCGTCATACAAAGACTTCGGGTCAAACTTGTTGAACCGATTACCGAATGTCATCTTGAGAGTGTGGTCATCGTAGTTGATTGTCATGTTAGACAGGAACAATGCCGCAATGTCATTGACATCCAACTCGACATTGATTAGACAACCAGTCTCTAGCTGTTCGCTCCACTCCTCAAACTCCTTGATAAAAATGAAGTTTTCTACATCAACGCTGAACTCCTGCGTTGGCTGCGAAGCTCTCTGCAACTGAGACATCGCTCGGTCATACAGAATCTTCATCTGGGCGAACTTATCGTCATAAGACATGATGTCTGTAATGACCACATAGTCGTCGGAGTAGCTTCCCTCAAAGATGTAGTGACACAGCTCGGTGTATTCTTCTTCTGTAAAATAAGAAGTAATCTTCAGTCTCTCACGGACCGCATCAACCTGTGCCTTAACGGCCTCAAGTTCTGCCTGCCTGGTTTCGAGAATCGCCTGATTGTTTTCTTTGTTGCTTTCACACTCAGCGATGAGATTGTCGATTACGGCAAGAGTTTCCTCAATGCTGTCCTGGATTGTGATTTGCTCACCACCAGCTTCCGCAATCGCTTCGTTGTAGCTACCAACAAGGTCGGTACTATTTTCAGCAACAATGTTATTTCGGCAGCGGTTATACATTGTGATTTGCGTATCCAGCTTCTCGATTTCCATTTCGAGATTTGACGCCTCGGTCATCTTATTGAAATAGCCGAGGTTCAAATTGTAGTAGGATTCACGCTCTGCTTCGATAGCATTCTGCCACGCAACGACCTTCGCACTCAAAGAGTCAGACATCCAACTCAGGTAATATGTAAAGTCATAAATGACATTTGTACCAAGCGGGTTGATAGCGGCGATTGTGACATTGTCATCGCCAATGACACTTACAGCAGTGAACAGGTCATCGGCATTCTCAGTGATATCCAGAGAGTTGATGAGGTCTTCCTTTGTGATGTGAATATTGGTCTGCCGGACATAGTTTGCCTGGTCGTAAACGCTGATGGTTCGAGTGATATTATTGAAGACAAAAATACACTCAAATGCGTCCTGCATATTCTGAAGCATGAAAGCCAGACAGTTGATTGATGTGTCTACATCCTCAAATGTGCGCCACCGTTCTGCGACAGTATCATCCACATGCTCAATAGTCCACAAAGGAAGCGTTTCAACTACTGTCTCAAGCAAGCCCTTGTTTGTCCCGGTCTTATCGGAGGAGAAACGATAAGTACCGTTCTCAATGAACGGCACCATCTTTTGGGCGATTTCAGCATCGACAGACTTTGCAGTCACATCCTTATAGTGGTTATGTCCGTCAAAGCCGTCTTCAATGTTGGTAATCATAAAGTAGCCGATATCATCCACAAAAATCAGACGGCGGTTCTGCACGGCCTTATACACAGAGTAAACATGGGCATTTTCAACAGGGTCGTCTCTTGTGATACGATTGACTCTCAGATTGAATTCAGAGGTGGCGTTGAAATTGAACACAATTTCTTCGGCCTCTGTATCCACAAGCATACCGACAACCTTGTTCACCATACCGTTGGTATAAACGCTGCCAGGATTGCACAGCGTGAACAGAGGCTTCTCTAAACGATTTAGGGATGAATAGCGTACTATCATTACAGAACCCTCCTTGCGGAGTATTCAAATTTGATTGTTTCCACATCACCGGTAATCGTAAATGTATTTACACCATCAAGTAGCCTGATGAAATTTCTGTCAGCAAACCTCTCGTAATACTGACCGCTCACATAGTTCAGTTCGCCCTTCATCACAACAGTTGCCAGTGCGCCAAGACCAATGAACTTTGTCTGCCGGGTGCTATCGTCATTGTTATTCACGATGATAACATTACCGCCGGAACTACCCATCTGGATTGTGACCTTGGGGTAGATGTACTCTTCCAGGTCGGTATCGATGGTCAAAGTAATATTGGAAGAAACGCTTTCCGCACCGTTGTAGACGATGAATGCCTGCTCAATAGGTTCTTGCCAGAACATATTGGAGTCAGCTTCCAGCGTTGCCTTGTACCCGACAATGCCACCGTTGCCTTCAAGCTTCTCGGGATTGACCAGCCGACAGTTCAGATAATTCCGCTTCCGCTCTCCGTTGACATACTCGTATGTCTCACCACGCTCGTCGTCCGCAATGTCCATATACAATTTGCGATAGCTTCTCTTATTGAAGAGCCACTTCTCAATCTGTCTGCGTTCAACAGGTTCAAGACAGCGGTCAGAGTCGGTCATAATCTCAATGTCGAAAGTGAGCGGAGAAGAAGAATAGTCATCATCAATTAGATAACGCTTCTTTGCGATTTTGCTGAAAATTGTGACGCTCTCTTTCTGTCCAGAAAGTTGTGTCTGGCGGCTTGTATCGGCATTGACAATAATCAAGCCGTACAGTCTGGAAGATACACCGCCGTATTCGAAGTGTGAGCCGTAAATATCTGCCATATCATCACGCTCCTTTCTGTATT